CAACACACTCACAAGTGCCGCATTGAGAATGTAATCGGGTTGAAGTCCTACTGAGAGGTATGTCGAGAGAGCCGTCGCGACGAATGTTTTCGCCCACGTTCCCGCCATCAGTTTCAATTCTTTCATTTGTATCTCCTTCAAGGTCGAACCAGCTGCCGTCTTTATCTCCCAAAGTTGTAAAACTAATGTGAAAGTGCGATTTGTGAGGGTTAGCACCTTTGTATTTTCTGCGCTTCCAATTCAATATCGGACTCATAATTTTGCCGTCATAGATAATGTATTTAATGCGCTTATCTCCGCGCTTGGCACACTTACGAATCTTCTCCACAAGAGCATAAGCTTCTTCTTTGTGGGCATTAAGATCCGCATCAATATCTAAAGCTCTGACGATTCCTCGAGCGTCCGGAATATGGTCAGAATTGCCTTTGGCAACGTGACGAGCATCAGCCACCCAACCATCGCTGTGACGCTGGCGATCAGGATAATCGTCATCAATTTGCTCCCGAAGTTGTTGCCCAGCTTTACAAAGTTTTGCCATTAGCCGAGCAATAACTTGGCTTCATCTTCGGTAATGCCTAGTTTCTCCAGCAATTCGGCCTTTTGTGCTGCCTTACTAGCTTTAGCAGCATCCTCAATTGCTCGAGCCGCTTTTGCAGCTTCGAAAATTTCCATTTCTTCGTCGGTGTATTCGCGCACAATGACCTCACCGGTTGCCAAATCAGTGATGCAAGTTTTTGGTCTTTCGCTCATTAATTCACCCCATAAAGTTTGATTGTTCCAGCCTTGAGATTTACGGCATCTCCAGACTCCAATTTAATGCTTGTGATTGCGCTAGTGCTATCCCAACCACCAGAAAACATTCCAGTCCAAGTTGTGCCGCCTGAAGCACTGCCCCAGACGCCACTACATTGCTTGTAGCCAGATCCAGCATAATCAGGGAAGTTCATAATGATATGTCCGCGATAACGCGAAACATCCGCATTACGGGCAAAATGAAAGCCTGTTCGGATTGTATCTATTGTGTTGTTGCCTTCGGCGTAGAATGTAGTGTTTTGCTTGGAATGAATTCCATAATAATAATTATTTGCGGTATCTGAATTGAACTGAACTTTGAAATAATCGTTGCCGGTTGAAGCGCTTTGTAAGCTAGTAGCCACAATTACTAATTCTTTGTACGTTCCTGGAATTGAAGTAAATGTGTAATTGGTAACTGTGTTATCCAAAGTCTTAGTATCAATCAATGTCATTCCACCGGTTGCAGCTGTGGCCCAAGTTGGAACGCCACCGGAGACTGTTAAAACTTGACCAGTCGTACCAATTGCAAGTCTCGTATTAGTATTAGCAGTTGAGGACCGATAGGCAATATCGCCTAACGTTGTCTCTGGGTTCAGGTTTTTGGTTGTCGTATCAATTGAACTACCAAGAGTCCGAATGGCTGCTGCGCCATCTTTGACTAAATCTGTGTCGTCTGGTGTTTCCCAGCCGTAATTCGTTGTGGTTGCCATCGTTCTCCTTTAGGCGACAATTGTAGCGTTGAGCCAGTCCAAAGTCGGCTCAATGGTATTCCAAGTCTCTGTCGCTGGAACCGAATTCCAACGGAAAGCTTGAAGCGAATAAGCAATTGGGGATACGTTGAGAGTCAGATCTAAACGACCTAAAGAGGCCGTCCAAGTCCAACCTTCAACAAATCCTTGAAACCCACCTTCAACCATATTCGAGGGCAGATTGGTAATATTCAAAGGCAAGCCCATAAAGACATTAATTAAGGCATTGCGGTCAGCATTATCAATTTCTGAACTGCTTAATGGGAAGGTAATCTGCCGCATCTCATACTGAGGATAGGCCCGAATATCCAGATAAAAAGCCGCTTGAGCCTCAGCATCGGCTTGATGCCTCAGACTGGTATCTATTGTGCTGGCTAATTCGCCATATAGAGAGATTGAAGCCGCATCTGAGTCTGTGACAGTGGATGAATTAGAACCATAAGACAGGGTTATCGAATTGCGGACGTCCCCAGCTCGTTTAGAAATTTGAAGGCCGGGTCCAATGGCGTGATTGCCGTCTAAATCTATATATCCATTATCGGCCAAATATTCTGCTCTATGCGTTGAATCTGCATAACCGATACGACCTTGAGCATCTTCATAGATATAACCAAGCCCCGACGTGGCAGTAAAGGAGACTAAATTATAGATGGTGTCATTCAGGTCGGTTTGACTGTGTAGTTCATAATCTCCCGGCGTATCAATTTCTCCGACGCCAGAATTTTCGGCTTCCGCCCAAGTTGTTGTTGCCGCATAATTTGCCCAAGTGGTTGCAGATGGAACTTCATTCCAAGCATCAAAAAGGCTTAAAGCTAATAAATTGTAAATTCGTGTGCCGTCAAACTCGTGAGGCAGATTGCCTGTGTAAATGGTGCGCGATAAACGAGCCAAAGCACCCACAGCGATAATATTGATGCGTTGGCTTGTGGCAGTGGAACCAGAATTTTGAACGACAATATTTAAGTCAGTGATGAAACCGCCGAAAAGATAGACGTATGATCCTGTCGTATCTTGAACCTCAATCGAAACGGTGTCGTTTATCTCATAGGTGATTTGCGAAAGATTTGTTTCAATAAGGGTTAAATTGCAATAACCAGCAATGGCTTGACTGTAAATGTCAGTGCGCCCCGAAGTGATAGTAAGACCGCTTAAAGTAGCACTAGTAACAGTGTTGCCATTTACCTTGACCCGATAAACGGGATTAAAAGCCGTCATAAGACCAGAGCAGCTCCGCCGCCGCCAAGTCTGGCTCTGGATTCATTAAGGGCATCTACCATTGCTCTTGTAAAGCCTTCTTTATCAATAACGCTTGGCGAATTGACATTTATTACAATCCCAGCCTCATCAGCGCGGCGAAAACGCGCTGGATCAAAATTGCCAGGAGCCATATTCTTTAAAAAGTTTTCTTGAGTCACTTGTTCAATCAGAGTCATCCCTTGCGCTGTGGAGCGACCAGAGGAACTTCCAGCTGCAGATAAACCAGCACTTGTTCCAGTATTAAACGCCGTCCTACCAGCTTTAGTTGTCAAGCCGCTTGAAGTCGAAGCAGCAGCTGCTTTATTTACTAAATCAAGGCCGGGTGATACATCGGCTTCCTTGACATCAGCATTGCGAGAAATAGCATTTGCCGCCGATAATACGCCAGCGGCTAAAGCTGCGGCGCCTACGCCCAATAAAGGGTTGAGGGCAAAAGCAGAGGCAACTCCAGCAACAATCGAACTGGCTTTTAACAAGTTGTAAGCTCGGATAAGACCATTGATTAATGCAATCGTGGCGGTCACTGCCGCAGCCACTTTTGAAACCACAAATACACCTGCAATAACTCCAGCCAAAATCAATAATTCATCTTTTAGATCAACTACTGTGTTAATGACGCCATTGACTTTCTTACCAAAATCTAATGCGGTTTTTTGAGCATCTGTCAATGAATCATCAAGCTGACCTTGACCGGTTAGACCATAGATGAAAGCTTCCAGCGCTGGTACAAAATATTCCATTATCCAAGCCGTCAAATCTTGAACTGCTGGTAATAATGCAGCGCCTATTGATTCTTTGGCCTCATCCAACGCAATCTTGACGCGCTCCATTTGCTTTTGAGTCGTATCAGCTTCATTCTCAGCAAAGTTTCCAAAGGTGCCGGTGAGTTGTTGAAATATCGAATCGAAGTCTTTGCTTTTTAAGGTCGCTGCATCAATACCTAGACCTAGTTTGCCTAATGCGGTTGTATTGCCATCGTAGGCGCGACCTAACGCATTGCTGACCGCTTCAAGTGGCTTACCCGTAGCCGCACTTAAATCTAACGCTAGATTAAGTAATTTTTGAGCTTGTTCAACGTCATTTGTGCTTCTAACCAATCGAGCAAAAGCTGGACGCAGTTGATCGTCAGTTACTCCAATAGCTATGGAAGTCTTTTCAATATATTGTTCGACGCCAGCGATTTGCGCTGCGGTTGCATTGGTTGTCGCTGCAATTGTATTGGCTAATTGTCGTTGAGCCGCTTCATCTTCGGCTGCGGCTTTAACTGCACTGACGGCGAAAGCTCCGACTGCGGCTCCGGCAGCAGCGAAGGCTAGAGCAGCTTTCTTGCCAAATTCAGTAACGCGGTCGCCAATAGATTCGACGTCTTTAGAACCAGCCTCTAATTTCTTTTGAAAGTCAGCTGTATCGGCTAGAAGTTTGAGCGTTAATGCTCTTGAGTCAGATGCCACCTATGCCCCACTTATCTAGTATGCGATTAAACGCCGCAGTCCATTGTGACACAATGTTTCGTTGTTCTTGTCGAAGTGTTGGGTAAATAAACCAACCGCGTGAACCGCGTCCTTGACGTCCGGAATAATTTGGAAATTGTTTCCAGCGATTAGAACCAAATTCAAAACCAGCCCAGAGTTGTTGAGTATTAGCGCCACCGCTAAATCTTTGGCCTGTATAGCCATAACGAATTTCGCCGGTCGTGCTCGTCTTGGAAACTCTCGATCCCGAAACAATCCGCTCAATTGCTTTTTGACCTTTTACGCGAGTCTGTGATTTCTGAGCAATCTGGCGTTGTAAATATGTCGCTAAATTGTTAGACGTTTGTCGAGCTTCGGCTTTGGCTTCATCGCCGAGAAGATTGAAGGCTTTATAGACTTGGCGCAGTTCAGTTCTATCGAACGCCGCCAATTCTTCAGCCATCTTTATTCATCTCCTTAATAAGTTCTACTGCGGTGGCTACGTCGTCCCAATCTTCCCAATATTGCATTGGGATTCCAGTCTTTAGCGCCACTATGACTAGCATCCGCCTTACTGAGTCGGCGCTGTGGCTTTTGGGTCTTCGCTCGTTGTCCTAACGTCTGCGACTGTTTCCATCCAAACCTCAAAAGATTTGACTGGCTTGCCAGCCTGTTCGCGCTTGTAAGCGTTATAGGCCAAAAAGAGAAGATCCCAAATCCCTATATTCTCTTGCGCCTTTGTGATGGTATGGCCTGTGGTCTTTTCCCATTTTGCCCACTCTGGCGGCTGAGCTATATAAGTTGCGGTATCGCCACTGTTATATTCAATTGTTATTGCTAATTTCATTGCTCCCGATCCCCGATCTTTTAGCTGAAGGTTTCTGTTGGTGTTCCAACGACTGTCATCGTCCAAGTGTCGGTGAGTGCTCCGGGAGCTGCTCCGCCGGCTGCTGGGAAGATTGGCAATACGTTGAACGCGAATACTGCGCCTGTTGCAGCTGTGAATGATACTGCAAGGGTTGTGTTTGGATTTGCTTCTGCATCCGTCCACATTGCTTCGAATAGGGAACCTGTTGCGCCCCAATCTTGTAGCAATTCAATGGTGAACGTCCATTGCTTATCTGTGGACTTGTAAGCGCGACCATCAAGGGTTTGATAGGTCTCGATAATTGTCTCGCAGCTGAGGACTGCGCTTGTTGCTTGGGCGTCATAACTTGTGCTATCAAGAGTGAAAGTCACATCGCGCCCAGTAATGATTGTTGTTGGCATCTGGTCTCCTTATGAAGTTTGCTCGTAGCGGACGCTCAAGCGAATGTCGGAGACTAATAAATTAGTCGTTCCGACTGTTGTTATCGAAGGTCTTTCGACTGTTGATAACTCATACTTGGACGCGTTCAAAGCGCCAAGAATACTGATAACTAATTTCTCGAGATTGTCGAGAGATGCAGGGTTTGATAGGTAAGCGACCGCTGCCGTAATTGTGTAATTTAATTTAACGCGGACTGGACTTTTGCCGATTGTCTCCAATTCCATATAAGGCGAATCTGGAACGATTACAATTGCTGGGACGATAGGCGCTTCTGGCGCGTGATCATAGACATTAGCGGCGCAACCAGCCAAAGCAGTTTTAATTGCACCGCGAACGTCTCCGGATATTGTTGATGCTGGCATTAACCCACCATCGCATCGGTGTCAAGATAAGGGCCGAGAAGTCCAGTTACTTTGGCAAGTAAATTCTTAGAAAGGCGATAAGGCGAAACGCTGAAATCAATTCCTTCTATTGCTCCACCTGCGGCTGTTCGGGCTTGGAAGATTTCGACAGAAATAGCCAAAACTGCAGCTTCGACGTTGGCATTTCCGACATAGGTTGAGAGCCCAGAGAGCGCAGCGTTTCCGGCTGGGATAACGTTCTTTTCCAATATATCAGCATTTGTGATGGCGGCGGTAAATACATAGGGGCCAATTAAATCATCTGTGACTGTGTGAGTGCTGTTAAAAGGGGATCCGCAACCAGTAATAACGACTGATTGTCCTTCGGTAAATTCGTGGATTGTTGCGGTGTGAAAATAGGCAACGTTGTTCTCTAATTTAACTTTGTTGATTTTGCTCTGAAAGGTGACGAGCATTGGGATAACAATATTTTCTGAAGCGTCGCAAATATCGTCGAGATAAGCATCTGAATAAAGGGATGACGAGACGCCAAGAATGGTTCTTAGCTCTGCAGCCGTAACGATTGTTGGCATCTCGCCGTCCTTTCGATCTAGAGGGTGACAGGCCAGCTCGGGAGCGGACTGGCCGTCACTTTTGTGAATTACTACTCAGCGAACTGGAAGTAAACGTTTCCGTTAGCAACTTTAACGGCAAGCGCTCCATAGCCATAATAGGCAACTTCGACCTGTCCATTAAGAGCAACGTTTGTCTGTAGGCGGAATCGTGAGGATTCATACCAAGTATATGCATCTGGATTAACGACGAACATTGATCCATCTCCAGCAGTTCCAGCAGCGCCGGCATTGGAAGCCATAGCGCGTGAAACGTATAGATTTAATCCAGCAACGCTTCCGCGTAGTGAATCTGGAGAAGCAACACCAGCTGCGTTTTGCGGCGCAATTGCGTTGTAGATTGGACGTCCAGAATCGTTGTAACCCATAATGTTCTGCCATTGTGTTGGCGTAACGATGATGTTACGAGCAAATCCGAGAGAATTTGTGTAAACCAATTTAGCAGCTTCAGCAGCATAACCTAGAAGGCCGGTTGCGCTATTTGCTTGAGCGGTTGTTGCTGAAAGACCATTGGAAAGCAAGCCAGCAGCAACGAATTTATCTGTTGCGTGAGCATATGCATATTCCATTTGACGAACAAGCTCTTCAAAGAACAATGGATTTGAACGATCCAACAGTTCAACTGAGAAAGTCTGGCCGCCAGCGAACTTCTTTACGTTTACAGTAAGGAAGTTATTTGTCATTCCTGTTTCATCAATTGCAGCAGCTTCTGCTTCTTCACCGACTGTTGGGACA